ATTGGTGTTGGTAATTACAAGAGACTTACCATTGACTACAATTTAGTTGATGGTGTAAGGAACGGTCCTTTCTTAATCCTAGACGTAGAAGACTATACAGTACAAAATATTGAAGCGGAGGATGCTCTATACGTATTCCTAGATGGTGTTTTACAGAGAAAAGATTATTCATATACTGTATCAGGTCCTAATATCTTCTTCAATGTTCCTATCAAAAAGGAGATGAAGATTGATATGAGATATCTCTACGGAAGAGATGTCGGACAGATTATCAATTTCTATGATTTTGCTCCAGATACTTATTTTGCTAATGGTACTCTAACATTTGATTCAACATCTTCTGTTTGGGATACTTTTGCAAGATATACTTGGATGGGTGACAAAATTGGTGCTCCTATTCATGCATGGCAAATAAAACCAGATGGGACTTACAATGTTATTGGTAAAGTAACAAATTACAATAATACTGGAACACAAGTTAAATTTGATATTCCACAAGCACAAAATGCTGTCATTTTAGATAATACTGATGTTGTCTTTGGTGTAGCAAGTTACTATGACAGAAGTATAACTATTCCTGCTTCAGAGTTTACAAATCCTACTTTGACTTTAGTTAAAGATGAATTTGGTAGAAAATTATTAAGAGCTGATACTCAAGCATGGTCAGGAACTGTTATTGGTAAAACTTACCAGAATCCTTTCCCAAGTCTATCAGGTGGAGATAAGGTTCGTGTAGAAGGTGAAGATGGTTTCAGAAAAATTAAGAAACTTCCTGGCGTTACTACCAGTAAGGATGGTAGAGATGGTGAACAGTTATCAGATGATATCTTTGGTGCAGTCTCAGTTGAGACTTATACTGGAATTACGAGAGGAGAAGGTCTCTCTATCATTGCAGAAATTGAAAATGGTAGTGTTACCAAGTTAACTTGGAACCAGCGTAGTTATGATCCTATTACACAACCAACTGCGTATCAGTATTTTACTCCTCCAGTTATTAAATTTGAACCTTTAAATGGTGATGGTGGTGGTGCGAGAGCAAATGTTCTTGTAAGTAAGGGTCAAGTTATTAGTGTTGATCTTATTGACGGTGGTTCTGGTTATACAAAAGCTCCTAAAGTTATTGTATCAAGAAGATTTGACGTTTCATCTGAAAGAGGAATTGGTGTATCACTAATCAACTTGAGGATGAACCCAATTGTAGAAAGTGCTGGTATTCAGGTCACTTCTACTATTGATCTTCTCGGTAACAGATTGGTTGATGCATTCTCTTACTCTTCTGTGGATCTTATCAGTCCAGCAGATACTGATCGTGAAATTGAAGCAGAAATTCAAACTGGAATTACTAATGTAATTGATAGTGAAACTGTTGGTAGTTCGATGCCAACAACTGAAACATTAGAACCTCCATCTGAAGGTGCTCATATTGTTTATGTTGAACCAGAACCTGTTCAGATTGATGGAGCAGGTGGTGCATTAAGACTTCAAGGTTCTGAAACTGTTGTCAAGGCAGAAATTCAGGATGTTATAACCACAACTTCTATTTCTAGTGTAACTAAGGCAATCACAGCAGTTCAGCAGATTGAGATTCCTAATAATGCATTGAGCAATATCAATTACTTTGAGAATGCTGCATATCTTGATGTTGACTTTAATATTGGTGATTCTATTGCTTATATTCCTGATACATCTAAGTTCTATGGAACAGGTCTCTTATTAGTTGGAGATGAAGTTGTAAGGTACAACAGAAAACTTTCTGATAGATTCACTAATATTACTAGAGCAAGAAGAGGAACCACTCAGAAAGATTGGGTTGCTGGTACATTCTTAAGACAGATTCCAGAAATGGTATCTGTTGCTCCTGTTGGAATTGCTAAGATTGAATCTGAATCTCAACTAGTTGCTGTAAGTGTTGGTGCTGATGGAACTGGAAGAACTGAGAAGAAGACTCAATATCAATTTGAAGTTACTGATCAATTTGAGACTGTAGTTACTAGAGAAATTCAACTTGATCTTCAACCACAATTAAATCTAACTTCTATCTCTAGTGTCATAGCAGAGGTAGTTCGCAAACCACCAACAGTCGCACCTACTGTACTTACAACGTTTGTTACTAGTCATAATCAAACCGTTGTTACTAATAGAGTACAAACGGTTCATACTGAATTTGTAATGTCGAAGAACCAACTAGAGGTTCTATTGATTACACCACCAGGCGGAGTCATTGATGGATTTGAAGAAACAGTATTCATTACAGATCCTGTCAACATCAGAGCTGGTAATACTACTGGTGGTCATGATGGAGAGGTTGATATTGTTGATGTGGGCGGTCGTTACTATGTTGTTAAGAGAGATACAACTGAAGTATTTGTTGTGAACGATGTCTTTGGTGTTGCTGATGAATACGTAGGAAAATATACTAAGACAAATGCTGGTCATAGAATCAGTCATTTTGATGGTATATTTGATGATGGTACAGCTAGAGTTTCTGGATTGTCACTTGGAGAACTCGACTTATACTTTGGAGCACTCACTATCAGAGACTTTACTGAAAGAGCTAACTCCAGTTATACTCTAGCAGGTGACAAGTTTAACTTATTGCCTCCTTCAATTCAGAATCCAGTTCAAATTAGCACTGTTGCATTAACTTTCACTGGTGCAGAATTGGCTATTGTTGTATCAGACACATCATACTTCCCAGATGAGGGATACCTATTCCATAAATCAAATAACTACTCTGGTGTAATCAAGTACACTGGTAGAAGTCCATCTACATTTACTGGATGTACCATATATACTGGTGATAATCAAATTGAAATCGGTTCTGAAATAGTTCCTTTTACAATTTGATAAATATTCATATAAATATAAATAACTCAAGCACAATTAAAACGTCGGATAAAGAACACCATGGCTGCTATTATTTCTGATAAGTTTCGTATTTTTAACGCGAAACAATTTCTAGAATCACTTTCTGAAGGGGACACAGATACAGATCCTGATAAGACTAGGATGTATTTTTTCGTGGGTCGCCCACAACCGTGGAAAGCATACTTAGAAATTTACTCAAAAAACGCTACATCATTTACGGTGGGCGATGAGGTATACGTAGGAACGTATGGTTCTACTGCTTTTCGTGCTACAATTTCTGCAGTTTACGACAGTGCTTTATTATTGACCGACGTTTTTGGTAGTGCTGGCGTTAACTCTGCTCCTCCTCTTGGTTCTTCTCTTAAGTGCCGTACTGGTGGTTCAGGTGGATCCGACACAGGTGCTACTGCTAAGTCAGGTGTTTATCGTTATGCAACTGAAGATGTTCCTCCCCTTCCTCTTGATAACCAGAGAGAAAAAAGAAATCTTTATGACGAACTAATTGCTGCCAAGCGTATTACTGATACTTTTGCAAGAACAGTTATCCGTCGTTACAACTGGGATCTAGTTGCTAACCCTAAGTATGATATGTGGAAACCTGACTACTCTGCTACACCTGGTGGAGGTGGACAGATTGGTAAACAGACTGCAACAGGTCAAAATACTATTGCTGATGCTAAGTTCTATGTAATGAACTCTCAATACGAAGTATTTAAGTGTCTATACAACGGAGAAGATCCTTCTAACTCAACAGGTCAGGGTGCAACTGAGGAACCAACTACTGCAGGTGGTAACTATAACTCATCAACTGGTCTTTACACAGAGACAACTGGTGCAAAGTACATTTGGAAGTATATGTACACAATTTCAACAGATGATGTGTTGAAGTTCCTTTCTTCTGACTTTATGCCAATCGTTCTTCCTTCTAACTCTTCTAGACAAGGAGTTGTTGCAGCTGCTGTTGATGGTGCTGCTGACGTTGTTGTAATTGAAGATGCTGGATCAGGTCTTCCTGCATCAAAAACTCTTTATGCAGGTATTAAAGGTGATGGATCTGGTGGTGTTGTAGAATTTGTAACAAATGGTTCTGGTACTATCACATCTGCAAAAATTGATCAACGTGGATCAGGTTACACCTACGCTAATGTTCTTCTAACTAACGGTAACTTATACGAAAACTCTAACCTTTCAACAGGTGCAATTGCAACTCCTGGTGGTGCAACAGGTGCTCTTGAAGTTATTCTACCTCCTGAGGGTGGACATGGTTCTGATCATGAGACAGAATTAAATGGTAAGCGTGTTATGACAAATATTCGTCTAACATATGCTGAAGGTTCTGGAGACTTCCCTGTAGATAACGACTTCCGTAGAATTGGTATTATTGCTGATCCATTTAATTGGGGTACTACAACATTCTCTACTGCTGAAACATTATCTGGTTTAAAAGCTCTTAAGATTACTGGTGCTACTGCTGATTACTCTGTTGATGAGAAAATTCAACAAACTGTTTCTGGTGGTACTGCATATGGTACAGTTGTATCATGGACACTTGATAGTGGTTCTACAACTGCTGGTATTCTTAAGTATATCCAAACCACAGATGCACACACTGATCAAGGTGTGGTAAGACCTTTCGCATCAAATGGTTCTAATGCAGTTACTGGTGAGACTTCTACTGCATCTGGTACTGTGGATACAGGATACGGTTCTACACAGTTAGGTGTTACTTTTTCAAGTGGTTTAGCAGCACCTGAAATTGAAAATAATTCTGGTGATGTCATCTATGTTGAGAACAGAAGACTAATCACTCGTGCTCCTGACCAGATTGAAGATATCAAGTTAGTTATTGAATTCTAAAAACTACGCTAAATACTAAAGACTAGATACTTAGTATTTTGGCGAAGTAAGATGCCTCAGAAGACAAACCTAAATGTAAATCCTTATTATGAGGACTTTGACGCGAGTAAGAATTTCTATAAGATTCTATTCCGTCCTGGCTACTCTATTCAAAGTAGGGAATTAACGCAAGTACAATCCATCCTCCAGAACCAGATTGAGAGTTTTGGAAAGTATGCATTCAAGCAAGGAGAGCTTGTAATTCCTGGTGAAGTAGGTCTTAATACAAAATTAGATTACGTTAAATTATCATCTGTTTCTGAGGTTGCTGTCTCGGAAGGAGATGATATTGTTTATAAGAAATATGATATAAGTCAATTAATAGGTCAACAATTACAAGGTCTTACTTCTGGTGTCATAGCAACTATTCTATCAACAAAGTTAGCAACTGAGTCTTCTGCTGATACTTTGTTTGTTAGTTATATTAATAGTGGTAATTCTAATACTGAGTCTACTTTTAGACAAGGTGAGACTCTAGAAGTAATTGATGGCGTCAATACTCCTTTACTAGTTGTAGGTACAGATGGTAGTGTTCTACCAACTAGTATTCAAATTACAAATCCTGACACAGGAGATGTATCATCTCTAGAAAGTCCTGCTATGGGATTTGGTTCTGCTGTAAAGGTAGAAGAAGGTATCTATTTTGTTAATGGTTATTTCGTTCGTAACGATGAAGCTCTTTTAGTTATTGATGAATACTATGATAAACCATCAGCAAAAGTTGGTTTTACAATTAAAGAAGAAATTATAACACCTGAGGCAGATGCTAGTTTATATGATAATTCAATTGGTTCTGCAAACTATACTGCGCCTGGCTCACATAGATTAAAAATTAGTTTAGAGTTAAAAGAGTTTGCTCTTAATGCAATCACTGATAAGAATTTTATCCAATTATTGACTATCTCTAGAGGACAAATACAGAGTAAAGTATCTTCTACAGATTTTAGCGTTCTTGAGCAAACTTTAGCACGTAGAACATTTGATGAGAGTGGAGACTATGTTGTAGATAATTTTGCTGTTGATATTAGAGAGTATGCTCAGAAAGATGGCAATAAAGGAATCTATGCTGTAGATGAATTTGGTTTATACAATGGTAAGAGTTCTAACGAAGCTGCTAGAAAAATGGTTGCAAGTATAGGACCTGGTAAGGCATATATTAAAGGTTATGAGATTGTCAATAAAGAAACAAAATATCTTGACATTAATAAAGCAAGAGAAAGTCTCTCTAGTGATAATGTAACCCTCAAGAGTAAGGGTTTACCAACATTCAATGTTACTAATGTATTTGGTAGCGTTCCTTTAAACAAAGAAGGGTCTGAGTTAACTGCATATCCAGATGTATTTTTATATTCTACATTTAATGATGGATCTGTTGGTTTAAATGGTACAGAATTACCTACTGATCATAGACAAACTATTGATAGAAGAGGTTTAAGTTTTGGAGTAAATGATGGTATAAAAACTATCACACTTCAAATTACAAACGTTACTAAACCAATTAGTTCTGTTACAGATTCTACATTCCAGACTGAGTTTGGAACTTTATATTTTATTAAGACAAGAGCTGATGGTGGAGCAGCAACTGACACTGGTTCTTTCAAGACTCTATCTTTTGCTCTTACAAATAAACCACTTGTAAATTCATCTGAGTCTGTTCAGTTTTTAGAACTTACTATCTTCGGTCCTAAGAATGAATTAGAATTACTATTAACAGAATATGATTCTTCTGATCCTGGCTACTATAGAAAGATTTTCTTAACTGAAGCTGATGCTAATACTGATACAAATGAGTTTGGATGGATTGTAGATTATTCTGCTACATTTACACCTATCATTGGTAAAACTAAACCAAGCAACTTTTTCTTAAAGAGTAGAGGTTCTGGTTTTAATTCTGATTCTGATGTTGTTTTATCTAAAGGAAGATTAGCTGACGGAACATCTTCATATAATAGTACATTTGGATATTCTTATTTTGATCCTCAGTTCTTTACTAAAATAACTTTAGAAAACACTCCTACTGGAACTAACGCATTTGATGATGGTAAGTATGTATTTGGTTCACAGAGTGGTGCATATGGTGTTGTAGAAGGTAATGGTACAGGTGTTTATAGTACAGGTGTACTATTATTTGTAAAAACTCTATCTGGTAGGTTCTTACCTGGCGAGACAATTAGAGATGAAGCAGGAAATACTGTAAGAATTGCAAAAGAAAATACTATATCTCATTTTGTTGCTCAAGCAAGAGGACTTGGTTATGCAGATGGTGCTACATTATTAATTAATGGATTAGAATTTGATGCATCTAAAATTGAAGTTAAGAGAACTAATGGTGGTTCAATCTACGGTGCTGTTATTTCAAACAGACGTGCTGTAGATGTAGAATATGCACAACCACCAGCTGTTACTGTAAAAAATCCTGATGGTGCTGCTACACCAAACGCTGTGGCAAATGTAGTTCCTGTATTGTTTAGAAATACTGTAACCACATACACTCCACAGAATGTCAAGTCTATTGGTTGTTCTTATGGATCTGGAAATGCAAATAATTTTTCTGCAGACGTTGTAGTAAACAGTCAAGTAGACGCAGAAATTAAATCTGTAACTAGCTTTACTTTCTTTGGTACTAAAGGAAATACTTTTGTAGAATCTACAAGTTTTAGTGCAGATGCTTCCATATTATTACAGCAAGGAGATCTTATACAATTCTCTGATGATAGTAATAATTTAGTTCGTGGTATTGTACAATATGCAACAAAACAAGAAGGATCATCTAAGTCTAGAATCTATCTAGACACTGCACTTCCTGGCGATGTAACTAATACTAGTATTGTACGTTTACGTCCCAAGGTAGAGAATACTAACTCTGGTACTTTATTGTATTCAACTGGAAGTAAACAGGTATCAAAAATTTCAGCTGGTGGAGACGATACTAAGATCAAGTATTACTTCCGTAGAGATTTTGTAACTACTGCATCTTCTGGTGGTGGTACAATTACATTTGCTGCACAGTTACCATTTGGTACACAAAGATTTGCTGCGTTTACTGAAAGTAATTTTGTTATCACTGTTCTTGATAAAGGTGATGCTACTAATATTGTTAAGGGTGATATCATATATGTTGAGAATGATGCTGTTGAAATTTCATCATCTACAGATACTGGTAGTGGTCTAACTTCTGGTAGTATTAGTCTTAACTTACCAAGTAATTATTTTGGAACTATTCCTTCCAATGGAACATATCCAAAACTTAAGTTGACTGCAACTCTAGAAGTTTCTAATGCAAAACCAAGACTTAAGACTGTTGTAAGAAATAAAAGAATCGTTGTTGCATCCGCTGGTGATCGTAATGTTCCATTTAGAGGACAAGACTATGACACAGAAGTTGTAGAAACTTTATCATACTCTGATGCGTTTAAATTAAGGTATGTTTATGAAGGAACTTCTTCTCAACCACCTTCTGCAGATACAGCTGGTAATCTAGTTTCTGGTACTAATGTAACTAATAGATATACATTTGATAATGGACAAAGAGATACATTATATGACGTTTCTCGTATTGTTCTAAAACCAGGTTTTGAAGCAGCTGAAGGTCAACTTCTAATTGCTTTTGACTACTTTGAGCATTCACAAGGTGATTTTGTTACTATTGATAGTTACATTCATGAAGCAGGTGTTCCTGAGGATGAAATTCCATCTTTTAATTCCTCTGTACTTGGAAACATAGAACTTAAGAATGTAATTGACTTCAGACCTAAGGTTGATTCCAATGCAATTATTCCTGGCTTTTTAGATAAGTCATCGTTGGAGGTTACAGAAGGATCATTCTCAGGTCCTGGCGCTGTATTGGCAAGCACTCCTGCTCCTGACCTTGGTATTGAATACACATTCTCATTCAGTCAAGTTCAATATCTAGATCGTATTGATGGTATATTCTTAGATAAGAAAGGACAATTTATAGTTAAAGAAGGTAACTCATCTCTTAACCCAACTAAACCAGATCCTATTGATGATGCTGTACCATTGTTCTATGCATATATTCCTGCATTTACCAAGACAAGTAAGGATGTAAGAATTACTCCTGTAGATAATCGTCGTTATACAATGCGCGACATTGGTAAGCTAGAAAAACGTATTGAAAGATTAGAATATTATACAACACTTAGCATACTAGAACAGCAAGCACTTAACATGCAAGTTAAGGATGAGATTGGTCTAGACAGATTTAAGTCTGGTTTCTTCGTTGATAATTTTGAAGCACATAAAGTAGGTAATTTACAATCTCTTGATTATAAATGTGCAGTGGACAGTCAACAAAGTGTGCTACGTCCACAATCAAAAGAAGATTCTATATCTCTTACAGAAGTTAATGTCAGAGAAGATCAAAGATCAGTTTCTGGTTATCAAAAATCTGGAGATATGGTAACGTTACCATACTCACCATTATCGTTGTTAGGTAATGAATTTGCATCTAAAACATTAAATCCAAATCCCTTCGTTGTATTACAATATGTTGGTGATGGTGAAGTATCTCCATCTGTTGATCATTGGTATGATCAGAGCGAAGAACCATTAGTTGTAGATACAAATACTGATCTATTCACAATCTTCTTAGCAAAAGATAATGTAAAAGAAAGTTTCTCTAGTCTATTCAATTCATTTGTTGTTAACTGGGTGGGAACATCTACTTCATTTACTGCTATCAATTCATTGGGTGAAGTTAATACACAACAAGCTGTCACATCTGTTGCTAATGCATCTGTAGCAAGTACATCCAATATCAGTCCTCAAAATAATGAGGTAGGAAAAGGTGTTCAGACTAAGACAGTTGGTGAAAGTTTAGTATCTACTTCATTATCATTCTTTGCAAGAAGTGTTCCTGTAAAATATGTTATCAGAAGAATGAAACCTAATACAAGAATCTATGCATTCTTGGAGGGTAGAGATGTATCACGTTGGGTTAATCCTGATTTAAGATTTACTGGTATTGCTGGCAACTCTTTATCTTCTTTCAATGGAGATATTATTACAGATGAATATGGTAATGCTAGTGGTATTATCTTAGTTCCTGCTGGATTCCCACCATTAGAGAATAGCTCATGGACAGGTGATATCAATACTGTTTCTTATGATACATCAGCAGAAGAAATTAATATTACATCTGGTGTCTTGACATTTAGATTTACTTCTAGCTCAACTAATCTAGAAAAAGAAGTTGTTGATAGTTATGCAGAGGTCAAGTACTATGCTACAGGTATTCTTCCAGAAAATCCAGCAAGTATTGTTTCTACAAAACCATCTTACTTTAAATCTAATGAAGGTGTACAGTTAATAGAAAGCAACACTGATAATCCTGTAAGACCTAATCCTCTTGCACAAACATTTAAAGTAGAAAATCTAGATGGTGGATGTTTTGTAACTGGAGCTGATCTTTACTTTAATAAGAAGAGCACAAACATTCCAATCAAGACTTATATTACAAACGTAGATTCTGAGAAACCAGGTAAAAATATTGTTCCTGGTTCAGAAAAAACTTTATCTCCAAATACTTTCCTTAAATGTGCTGCTAGTGGAAACATGTCAGTTCTACAAGGTGAAAATGTTACTGGTTCATCTTCTTCTGCCTCAGGTCCTATTCTTAAAATATTTGATAAAAATAATGTAGAATTAGTTGCAACTGCATCTGGAAGATATAGTCTTACAAATGAACAGTGTTATACAGTTGTTCTTGGTAATCATAATGGTAAATCTTTTGTACAAAATGAAGATCTAATTATCCCATCTGTAACTCTAGCTAATGCAACAGATGGCACTACCTTCGTTCTATCAATTGTCAAAGATAGTGGTAAGTTATCTGATATTAGAGTTACAAATCCTGGTCAAAATTATGACAGTGCAATTCTAACAATAGAAAGTCCACAATTACCTGGCGGATCTACTGCAACTGCTACTATCAGTGTATCAGGTGGTAAGATTTATAATACAGAAATTTCTTTAGCTGGTATTGGATATACAGAAGCACCATCTGTTGTTGTTAAAGGTGTTGGAAGTGGTGCTGGTGGATGTGAAATACAAACCTTCTTGGATATTGATACTCCAGCAGTTAGAATGGGTGTGGCAATTGATGCTGGTGAAGCAACTAATTCAACTACACCTACACACTTTGCATTTGATTATCCTGTATATCTACAGAATGATACTGAATATGCTTTGGTTGTAGAAACTGATTCTACTGACTACGAGCTTTGGGTTTCTAGACTTGGTGAAACTGATATTGCTACAAGTACGGTCATTACCACTCAACCAGGTTTAGGTTCGGTTTACCGATCACAAAACACTGAGAGTTGGACAGAGGATATATTTGAAGATCTTAAGTTTACTCTTTATAGAGCAGAATTTAGTATTGATAGACCAGCAGAACTATTACTTAAAAACGATAGTCTTGGATATGAATTACTTGAGGAAGATCCACTTGAAACAAATGCTAGTTCTGGTTCTAATGCTTCATCAACATTATTTAAAAATAACAACTCTATTGTCAAGGTTAATCATAGAGATAACGGATTTGAAGATAGTGGTAAATCTTATGTCTTCTATAGAACTATACAAGAAATTGGTGGTATTACATCATCTACTTTGAATAGTAATTTGTTCCAAGTTACTAACTCTGGTATTGACATGTATAACATTCAATCACCTTCTCAAGCAGCTGCTAACGCTGTTGGTGGTGGAGAATTTGCATATGCATCATTTAACAGAAAGTTTGAAACTTTATATCCACAAATTCACTATTTAACATTTACTGGAACTGTATTAGATGTTAGTGTTAAGACTACAAACATTATTCCTGTAGATTCTACCACTACAAATTATACTTCATATTCACAATCAGAATATGAGAAAACATTCTTGAATGAACCACATTACTTCACTAATCA